AAACAGACCATAGCTGACTATGCTTATCAATTCGGAATAATTGCTCAAGCTTTAGGTGATAAGAGGAGTAGAGATTTAACATTTGATCAATTCAAAAAATTCATAGAATCCAAGAATTACATACCATTAACATCTTCTGAAAAAGCAGCATTAGGATTTGTTAAGCAACAAATGTATTCTGATATTAAAGGTCTTGGAAATAGGATAAGTCAAGACTTTTCTCAGATAGCTATCGAAGTAGATCAAAAGAGGCGAATTAAGTATGAAAATATCATCAAAAATGAAGCTATTAAAGCTTTAGAGTATAGAAAGTCAATCTCAGAATTATCCTCAGAAATCGGACATAAAACAAAGGATTGGGCAAGAGATTTCGACAGAATATCAGATTATGTAATGCATAATGCCTTTCAACAGGGCATAGCCTCTAATTTGTTGAAAAACTATGGTGAAGATGTTAAAGTATTCTTTTCAGTATATCCTGGTGCTTGTAAGCATTGTATCAGGATATATTTAACAGATGGAATTGGTAGCGAACCTAAACAATTCACATTAAAATCAGTGATTGCTAATGGTTCAAATATTGGTAGAAAAGTAATTGATTGGAAACCAAGCATATCTCCACTCCACCCATGGTGTAGATGTACACTTCATGTTGTTCCTGAAAATGGTATTTGGGATACAGCTAAGAAACGCTATATTATTGGTAGAAATACTTATGGAGTTGACAGAAAATCCAAGGTTAAAATAACAATTTCAAGATAAAATAAAACAGTTATAAAATGTTTGTTTTGGTAACTTTTCCATGATAAACATTTTATGTTTGGGCTACTACTAGAGAAATCTGGTAGTAGTTTATTTGGAAGACCTCAAAGCAGTTATAATCAAACAAATTAATCTTTAAATATGGAAAAGAATTTCAGATTTTGGCTACCATTGGATAAGCTTGAAAAGGCTGGTAAAGATGGTAAAAAGAAATTGAAAGTTGGCGGAATAGCTTCTACCAGCACGAAAGACCTTGACGGAGAAAGTCTTGATCCAAATGGATTCGATTTGTCATATTTTCAAAACAAAGGTATTGTTAATTGGAATCATAATAAATCTCCAGATGCTGTAATTGGAGAGCCTACCGAAGTCAAATTGACAGAAAAAGGTCTTTATGTTGAAGCCGAACTATATGCAGACAATCCATTGGCAAATTCAGTTTATTCTTTAGCAGAAACATTACAAAAGTCTTCAAGAACAAGACGTCTTGGATTTTCTATTGAGGGTAAGGCAACTGAAAGAGATGAAAATGACAAAACAAAAGTAAGTAAGGCATTAATTACAAACATTGCTCTTACTATCTCTCCGAAAAACCCTGACAGTATTGTAAACATTGTAAAAGGTAACTTCAATGAACTCTCCGAAGAGGAATTACAGCCATATAATTATGACTTTTTTCAAGAAATGGAGGTTCAAAAGCTAGATAAAATCGAAAAAGCTTTAAGTGCTGACGGTGAAAATAGCGGAAAACCTTTGAAAAGAGAAAGTGTTGAGGGTGGTTTAAAAAATCAGATTGACAAAAACGACGAAGATGATGAAGAGGATGGAGATGAACCTGTTAAATTAACAAAGGGTCAAGCAATTTCTATGCTATTAAAATCATCATCAGTTATTACATTTGAAAAAGCAAATCAAGCTGTTGAAATCTTAAATAATTTAGTAATGGCAAATAAAAAAGAAACAGAACTTACAGAAGATGTCTTGGCAAAAGCATTATCTGTTTTAGGCATAGGCAGCGAAGAAGATGCAGGTGCTGAAAATAACAAGAAGAAAAAGAGCAATAATCTTGAAAAAGGATTCAAAGGCAAAAAAGAAGATGAATCAGGAAAAAAGGCTAATGAGGATGTTGACGAAGACGACGATGAAGATGACGTTGAACAAGGTGCTGATGGTATCACAGATTTGAAAAAATCTATTGATCTGCTTGCCTCTGAGAACATTGAAATGTTCAAGGGTTCTGGTACATTATTGAAAGGCATCTATGATCTTGCTGTTGACCAAAAAAATACAATCGAAGCTCTACAAGAAGAGATTGTTGATCTTAAAAAGAGTGTTGAAGACCTCGGTGAAACTCCAGCAGGAGTAAGAAAATCAACATCAAGAGCAGTTGATAAAACTTTCCAAAAAGGTATGAATGATAATGATGAGGTATTAACCCCTCAAAATGTTATGAGTATCTCAGCCAACAAAAATCAAGTTCTTTCTGTTTTAGATCAGATGTCATTTGAAAAAGGTTTCAATCAAGATGTTGCTAATGCTATGACTACTTATGAGTCAAGCGGTGTTCTAAGCCAAGAAATTGTTGGTCTTATCAAGTCTGAAAAAGGCATAACACTAGTGAAATAAATCAATTATTAATATTCAAATTGTAAAGATATGATTCAATTATCAGATTATCAAATGGGGCTTGACAATCAAGTTATGTTTGGTGGTCAGACTTCTCCTGAAGACCTTGAAAACCTAAACAAAGCTCTTGCTGCAGGGTCAATTACAGGTAGAGATACCACCAACTTGACCACTGCATCGGGGTCGCCATTAAAAGTAGAGAGTTTGGAGAAGACACTGAAAGTGTTGACTCACTCTCAGGAACAAATCGTATTCTGGAAAAATATTCCAAAATTACCAGCATTCAACACCGTTGAAGAATACAACCAATTGACTTCTTATGGTCAAGACCGTGGTGGTTTCAACAACGAGGGTGAATTGCCGATTGAAGAAGACAGTACATATGTAAGACGTGCTCAACACGTTAAGTTCCTTGGAGTTACTAAATCTGTTACACACCCAATGACTTTAGTGAATACCATGATTGGTAATGCCATTGATAGAGAGGCAAAAAACGGAACGTTATGGATTCTAAGAAAACTTGATAGAGCATTGTTTACAGGTAATGCTGATATCATTCCTCAAGAATTTAACGGTATCATTACTCAGCATGCTCAGAATGATGCTTTCCTAACCCTAGACGATTATTACAACTCTGAAGTTGTTGTTGACTGTCGTGGAAGAATTTTAGGAGAAAAAGACATTGAAGCCGCTGCAAATGCAATTGTTGAGAACTACGGTATTGGTACTCACTTATATGCTCCACCAAAAGTTCTTTCCGATTTTGTTACCCAATTTTATGGTAACAAATTCATCCAGCCTAATACACCTGCATTAACTAATGGTATTATGGGTCAGGCTGTTAAATCTTTTGAATCTCAGTTTGGTAATATTGCGTTGATGCAAGACATCTTCATGAACCATGCTCCATCTAAGAAACAAGGCGCTGCTTCTAACTCTCAAAATGCTCCATCTGCTCCAACTGCTACTAGTGTAACTCCTGTAGCTTCTGATGCTTCTGGTAAATTTGCTGCTTCCGATGCTGGAAATTACTTCTATGCTGTTGCTGCTCTTAACAGATATGGTGAATCTGCTCTTACAATATTGAGTAATACGGCTTCTGCTGTTGTTGCTGGAGGTTCTGTAGATTTAGCATTCACTGATACTCCATCTATTAATGCTTCTACTGGATACAGAATCTATAGAAGTCAGAAAAATGCTGCTTCTGCTGCAACTGCTACTTTCTATCCTATCTTTGATATCTCTAAGGCTCAATTATCCGCTGGATACGATGGCGCTGCTGCAGGTATTGTAAGAGATAGAAACAGATTCATTGGAGGAACAAATCAAGCATTTCTTGTGCAACAGGATGATGAAGTAATGAGCTTCAAACAATTAGCGCCATTAATGAAAATGGATTTGGCCATCACTGGTCCAGCATTCAGATTCATGATGCTAATGTATGGAACTCCATTCCTTTATGCGCCTAAGAAGATGGTACGTTTCATCAATATTGGAACTGCTACTGCATAATCAAAGAAAAAGAAATTAGAAATATTTTGAATTGGTGGGTTGGAGGAATTTGACTCACCAATTTTTTATTAGCATAAAATTAAAATCAAAAAGTCATGATAGAAAAGAAAGTTGTAAAACAAACTGTTTACACATTAAAATCAAAGCAAAAAGATATTTATGAGAAGGTTATTAACCTTCCTATAATAGGAGAAGTCCTTGTAACGAAAGACGGAGAAATTGAGGTTGATGAATATGTGGCAAAATTGCTGCTAAACGGAGACAATTGGGAAATTGTTCAAGGTGAAGAAGAAAAGGACGAAAACACTCAAAATCATGCTGGAAAAACACTAAATGAAGGTGGTAACGAAGAGGAAGAGGAAGATTATGAGAATGAAAAAATCAATAAACAATTAGAAGCATTGTCACTTGAAGAAATGGTTAATTTAGCTAAAGAATCAAATATTGCAGGCTATAATCTTTTCAAGAGTGATGAGAAGAAAATGAGAACATTTTTGCTTAAGAAAATGTCTACTTCTGAACAAAAATAAATCAAAGTAACAAGCATGGCTACAGTTACATTAAATATGCCAATGACTTGGAATAATTCGTTACAAGATATTTCCAAATCATTGGTTTTTTCAGTTAGTGAGTTCAAGGAACAATTTCTTTGGGGTATACCATTGTGTAATCCAGTTACAGGACAAAAAATAACTGATGATACGATTAAGCAAAAGCTTTTAGCGTCACAAAAATTTCTTGAAGAATTTATTGGAGTTAAATTATTCAAACAAGTTGTTGAAGAATCAAAGGACTATGTAAGAGAAGAATATTTTCAGTGGGGATTCATCAAAACATCTTGGCAAATAAATGAACCAATATCATTGATAGGTTGCTTGAATAATCAACAACAGATCAATTATCCAAAAGAATGGTTGACGACTAAGAAATCATCAGATAATTTGCAATTAAAATATACCCAATTATACATTGTTCCTAATGGACAGAATAATGCAACAACCCAATTCTTGGCTGTAAATTATAGTCAATATTTTTCGTTCTATGGGGCGAGAATTATTCCAAATTATTGGAAAGTTAGGTATTGTACAGGTTATGATCAAATACCACAAGATTTAATCGAAATTATTGGAATGATGGCTACTGTTTCTATCTTACCAATTATTGAAATGACTGTTGGAGGTGTCGGAGGTCATATGTTTGGACTTGCTTCCCAATCCTTAAGTATGGATGGATTGTCTCAATCTGTATCAAAGGCAAATGGTGGCAATATATTTGGTCAAAGAATCAAACTCTACGGAGATCAACTGTTGAAAAAACTAATACAACTAAGATCAATGTATGGTGGAATTAAATTCGATGTAATGTAATGGCTTCACACAATAAACCAATAATAGCAAAAACTCCTGATGATATAGGAAATCCGCAAGCTCATTTCGATAGAAAAAAGTTTGATGATTTTATTACAGACAAAGGTTATGTAGTCAATATTGAAAGAGCCATGAGATGTCCTTGTACAGCAGAGGGAACAAATGGTCAAGGAAATTCTGATTGTAAGAATTGTAATGGTTCTGGTTGGTTTTTCATTGAAAAAGTTGAAACTATCATCACTTGCACATCTATGTCTAATAGAAACAAGTATTCTGTTTGGTCTATGGAGAATATGGGAATAGTTAATATATCTTGTAGACCACAAGATAAACTTGGATTTATGGATAGGGTCACACTAACTGAGTTAGAAAGTTGGTTTTCTCAGGTAGTTCCATTGAGACGAAGTTTGACCGAACCAACAAAGATGTTTTCTTTCTTGATTTATTATCCAAAAACTGTATTTGATGTCTTCTTATATATTAGTGCAGATCAGCCATTAAAATCTCTTAAGAAGAATGAATACAAAATAAATGGAAACAGAATCAATATTGATGCTGACATTGTTTCAGAATATACAGATGATGTTAAGCCAAAAATATCAATAAGATATACACATAATCCAACATACCATATCATTGATATCAATAGAGATTTGATCAAGCAAGTTAGTAATGTTGATTGTAATAACTCAACAGATATTGTAAAAAACTTCCCATTAAATTGCATAGGTAAAAGAGCCCATTATCTAATAGATAAGCAGAATTACAGCGGAGAGGGAGCATTTGATAATACAGATTATACTAAAACACCTAATTACGATATATAATGTCTGATTTACCAATTAGAATAGGATTTGATTTATCCGATGTTGTTGATGAATTTTTATTAACTTCTGATCAGGTCACCCAGATGGGTAATGCTGTAACAAAAGCATTGACCATGGAAGTCTATCGAAATTGGATTGAAGCAGCAAAGATTAATCTACATTCAACTAGAAATCAATATATTCGTGGATTAGTAATAGCAGAAGAGGGACAATTTACCAATACTATCACATTAACAGGTAAACTGAATAATATGATTGAAGAGGGTGTCCCTGCTTTTGATATGAAAACAGGATTGCTTAAATCTGAAAAAGTTCGTTATACTAATGCTGGAAAACGCTTCATAACAATTCCTTTCAGATTTGCTACTCCTGAAGCATTGGGTGAAAGTGAAGCATTTGATAATGTTTTACCACAAGAAATTTATGATATTGTCAAAGATTTCAAGCCTAAAGTAACTTTTAATGATTCTTCAAATGTTGGCTATGATGTTCTAAAAGAACAAGACATACCAGAGGAGTACCGAGTGCCAAAGACAAGGAAATCTGTGTTGAACGAAGTCATGAATAGAACTTTCGATGAGTATACTCATAAATCAAGCATTTTTGCTGGTATTCAAAAGGATTCTATGATGTATGAGAATGCTCAGCAGTCTTCTTATGTTTCTTTCCGTAGAGTAAGTGAAAATTCTGATCCTATGAGTTGGATTCACACTGGTATAATTCAATATAATTTGTCTCAACAAGCTATTGATAATACTGATACTGATATGATTGTTGATAACACTGTTGATAAGATGTTGTCTGAATTTGGACTATAAACTACAATTAATATGATAATTCCTGAAGTAATAATATACAATACAATAATGTCTTTCCAAAGAATGATGTTACTTGATTATGCTGCTGCTGTTAACAAAGATGATAGTATCTTAGCTCAATTATTCAAGAAAGATGATAATGGAAATGATATAATGATGTCTAACTACAATTATTACAAGCAAGCTACCGCTATTCTTACCAGAGATGTTGAAAATTCAAGGCTTTTACAAATAAATCTTGGATATAATATGCAAACACAAGGAGTACCAACAATCAATATTCTTATGCCTAATGAAAATAAGGGTATGATTGATACTATAGGTCATTCAGAAGATGTTACAATTATAAGCAATCAAACTGGTGAAACTGTTATAGAGAAGACAAGATCAAATGCCTCAATATATTATCTTATGATAACTTCTGATAATAGTAGCGAAGTAATGATTGTATATTATTGGCTCAAAGCTATGTTTTTACTATTTCATGAAAATATTGAATTATTGGGATTAAGAAACATGAGTCATACTGGTCAAGACCTTAATCTACAGCAAGATTTAGCTCCTCCCAATATTTTTCACAGAAATTTATCGTTAGCTTTCAACTATGAATCAAGTGCTAAAATGAAAGTGAAGAGTGATATCATAAAGGGTATGCAATTTGGTGTATGTCAAGACTTCAAGATGGACTTTGAAGACTATATGCGTGAAAATCCTCAACAAGCATAAATGTTCAGTTATTAACAGAATAAATTCTTTACAAATATGTCTAAATTAAACATTAATTCAATGGATATTCATCAGTTTTGCGATATACAAGGTATTTCGTCAACTGATAAGATAGTCCTTGTTAAGAAGTACAAAGAAGATGTTAAATCATACAATGATTGGTACACGGAAGTATCTGTTGAATTCAGAATTTCAGAAAAGAAATCTTTTACCGTAAAGGAGGAAAAAGAGAAAACAAATAATAACAAAAGTAAATAAATATGCCTACTATCGTAAATTTTAATAACAGACAAATTATCGAGCCAGGAGCATATTCTCAAATCAAATCTGGGATTCCTGTTCCAGCTGTCCTTGGTACTTATGCCAATGTTATGGTTATTGATACAGGTATAGGTAAAGATTATGGTTGGGGAAGTGGTGTAAATGGTGAGCTACAAAATGGTGCTGGTTCAATTTATTCATTTACTTCACTTGAAGATATGAAGAGAGCTGTCAAGGGCGGAATCGTCTATGACTTGATAGATTATCTTTGGTCGCCAACAAGAAATGGAAATGGACCAAGAACTGTTTATTATGCAAGAGCAGCAACAACTACTGCTGCTAAATTCACAATGACTCTTTCTGCTACCGCTGATCTGGTGATTAAAGCCAAGACAGAAGGGACTGCTGGAAATGGTGTCTTACAGACAAATAATTCAGTACCTACACTTGTAACTGGTTATGGTATGAAAATCAAAGCTGGTATCGTTGATCCAACTGCCTACATACTTGAATTCTATGAAGGACAATATAGAGGAGCTGATGAATCAAGCAGTGATTATGATATCAGCAAGGATTCAGTATCAAATTATATCATAGCAAGAAGCTCTGAATTCAAGACTTCAAATCAATTACTTTCTTGGTTATACAGCGATTATAATTTTAATCAATATTTTGATTATAAAGATTCTGATCCATTTACTGATGATACTATTGCTGATACAATATTAACTACTTATAGTGGAATCCAAGTATTAGCTGGTGGAACAACCCAATACAAATCTACAGATATTGATGATCTGCTTGCAAATATGGAAGATTTAGATAATTCATTATTCTTATGTCTTGACAGTGGCGCAACCCCTTTTCCAGCATTAACAAGTCAACAAAAACTTGACGGAGTTAATAAAGGAGCTTTAAGTACTGAAAATGATAAGATTTTAAGTTATGTTCTACAAAATTCAACATATACTGAAAAAATCTTATTTATTGGAGCTGGAAATAACAATAATGAATTTACAAGACCATCTTCAAGCGATGGATCACTACAAATTGCAAAATATTATAATTCAGCCCAAGTTGTAGCGGTACATAGTGGGATCAAAATTCCTGGAGTTTTATCAGGCTCTGGAGTTGCTTTCAAATATAAATCTTCTCTATATCATGCTGCTTTAGTATGCGGTAGGACAGCTGGATTAGAGCCTCAAGTGCCTGTAACATATAAGGATTTAAGAATCTCTGGTCTTCAACATGAATTGAAGAAATCTGAAAGAGAACTTGCATTACTATCTGGTGTGTTACATACTAGGAATCAACCACAATTAGGTTGGATTGTCAACCAAGGAGTTAATACACTTCAGCAAAATGCTAATTTAATTACAGCTGAGGGTAAATCACCTGAAATTCAAATTATACGTATTATTCACCAAATCAATAAAGAGCTTATCATCAATGGTACGGCAAGATTTGTTGGTGGAAACTTAAATACTGCTTCTGCTGAAGAAGTTAAGTCATTTGTTGAAGGATATTTAACAACAAGAACTGCAACAAGATTGGCGGATAATTTGATCATAACATTTAACAGCGTTAAAGTTATATTGGAGCAAGATTATTGGAAAGTATCATATTGCTTTGTGCCAAACTCTCCGATCAACAGAGTGTTCTTTACAGGGTTCATACTTGATCCAAAAATTGAAATTTAACCTATAAAAATAAAATATTATGGCGGACAAAGTCATGAGTGCCCCATTAGCAATAGTAAAGGTTAATGGTGTAGCAGTCGGAAAAATGAAATCTATCAGATGTACTGAAAACATAAGACGCATCAAGGTTGTTGGACTTGGAACTTTAGTAGCTTCAGAATATGCTGCTACAGATTGGTCAGGAACACTCAACTGTGGATTCTTCATGATTGATTTGAGAAAATCAGCAATTCCTGGTGCGTTGTTGAGAACAGTATCAACAGTACAAGAGTGGGAAGATACATTGCTACTATCAAATGATGGTGTACAAATTGATATCTTAAGAAAAGTTGAAGATCATCGTGATCCGAGTGGAGTTATTGTTCCAAGATTGGAGACATTTGCTTCAATCAAAGGGTGTTTCATTTCAAGAGAA